CATAGTCTCCTTCAGAAGGTCTTGCTCTGCCGTTACTAAGCTAACTTGATTACCTAGTTTTTCACCAACATTAGTAGCCAGACCTGCATCAACATCTGACTGAGTCGCGCTATATGTATCTCCATATATACCCGTTGTTAAGTCAGTACCAGTCGGTGTTGTATTTATAAGACCCGTCTTTTTTGCGGTATCGAAACCAGTAGTAGTATTATTCAGAGTGTTATCAAACCTCGGAGTATTATTCTGATTATTATTCTGTCTTTGCGATGCCATTATGATCTGTATACGGGTGTTGCTTTTGCAGGTAAAACTTCTTTTGCCGTAGCAGTTTCAGGTATAATCCTCTGCGCTTTAGCTTTTTTTAAAAACTGATTACCTGTAGCTGGGTTAATAACATTATCCCCTTGGTATTGAGCAATTTCCTCTGGGGTCATGCTTTCGATTGGTGTATAATCTGTTTTACCTAAAGGATTAATGTTTTTGTAAAACTGACTCTGCTTAATCTCATTACTTGGTTGAGGCATACCATCTAAGCCTTTACCTATTCCAGCTACATCAATTTCATTCTGAGTGTAAGTGTCTCCTAATCCAGTTACCTCACTTAAATCCTTAAACCCTAACTTTGGGTCTAGCTGTTTTTCAAACAGACCACCTTGCTCACGGATACCACCTTTGTCTGCACTTACAACTCCCCCACCAAATCTTGCAAGCCTCACTCTATCCATGGCTCTGTCTCTTGATCGCTCGACTGGATCAAGGTCTTCCATGGCAGTCCTAAGCTTAGAACTTATATCTAAGTCCCTCTGGGCATCCATTGCCCCCAAGTAATTCTGCTGATCACGCAGAGAACCCTTCATCTCATTGTAATCCTCCATCATACCCTGCTGGGAATCCTCATCATCCCCATAGATATAATTCAGAGCATTCATTCCCTCTCTTGTATAAAGACCTAAGCTTTCATCCTCTTCGGTATCTAGATCGTCTACACCACCAGCAATAATACCCTTCTCACGAAGGGCATCCATCTGCTTATCAACTGATGCTTGGTACTTACTTTTACCCCCATACTCTTTAAGTGGATTAAGTAGGTCATCCAATTGTTGGTTTATAATACTCTTACTACCATCAATGAGCCTTTCCTGCTCCTGCATGAAAGTCTGCTTACCAGGCATATCTGGTCTAAATGCTCTAGTCTCAAGCTCACCTGTCTCAGGATTTAAGTTCTCAAAGTAGTAACTTAGGTTCTCATCGTAATCTGGGTTACGAATAATCTGACCAACCTCTTCAGCTAGCCCTGCATCTACATCTGATTGCGTGGCTGCACGACTTGGTTTTGCTACTCTAATAGCAAGCTTATCCTCAAGAGTCATGCGAGGATCGAGCATAGCTGCACCTCGTGCATCGAACATATCGAGGTTAGTAGCAATGTTACCCTTACGGGCATTTACTTCAGCTACCTGCTCAACAATGTCATCAACAAGTCCCTCTGCTGCTGCTACATCCTCACGACCTGTAGCCCAATCCATCAAGTCTTTATATACCTCAGTCTTCTTCAAAAAGCCCATGATCAGCCCTTGATCCCAGCCCTCATATGAAAGGTCACGAGCTATTTCATTTAACTGCTTTCTTTTTTGAGTTAAGACTTGGTCGGGGTCATAGAATGCACCATCATCATCGTAAGAAATTCTTGTCGGTATATTAGTCCCAGGCTCAACTAGGGGCGCACCATCTTCTTCTTCATTAAGGTCACCAGTTGGGAACTCAACTGTACTTCCGTCCTCATTAAGCCATTTAGTCGAAGTACCCTCACCTTTTGCATATGCCCAATTTTGAGTCCTATTAGAGAAAAACCAATTTTTATCAATGGAAGGATCATTCCACATCCAACCCGTATCCTCACTCCAGTTCCATTTGGTATTAGGATCATCATACCACCATCCATTATAGTCATTGCCTATATAATTCTTCCAACTAGGATTATCGGGAGATGAAAAGTATGCTCCATGCTCATCTTCGTACCAACTTGGAACAGGATTACCATCACCACCCAATAATGGCTGATCTGTATTAGGCTGTGTATTATTCATATCTCCTGGAGTCGTTGTGTTGGGAGGAGTACCTGTGTCAGAAGTTGGAAGAGTACCTGTGCTAGAAACTGGAGAAGTAGCGTTACCAGTATCAGGGTCAGGCTCTAGAAATATCTCCCCACTCTTAACCTGTGAGGCATCCATGTAGGTATCTGTATCATAGTCATAGAATTTACCTGTACTCATATCAGGGTAAACCCATTCACCAGCATCAGGACTCTCTCCGTTCTCTTTAGCATAGAAAAACATACCCTTATCAGTTTGTTCGGGATACATCCATGTGCCTGCTTTTTCAGACCAAAACCAATCAGGGCTTTTTCCCTCATCTTGATAAAACCACCCTATGCTTGTGGAGTAATTCCAGCCCTCTCTGTTACCCGATCCTTGATTAATTGTTCCAAACTTTTCATGGCTTACCCATCCAGGAGCTTCTGCCCCTGACCAATAGGATTCTGTTTCTACTCTTTTGCCATTCTCAATTTCTGATTCACCATAATAGCGACTGCTCTGATCAAAATCATAAGGAGTGGTTGCTTTTAAATAATCTAAATTCTCTAGATTAGAGTCTATAGAAAAAGAATCTCCATTATCTATTAAGCCATTTAATTGTATGCCCGATACATCATACTCCCTACCATCTCTGAACTCTTTAAATTCAGTAATTAATTCACCTACAGATTCTGGATTCTCGGAATAAAGAATTGCAGCTGTATCATCATCTATACTTTTACCATACAAATTTGATACTACCATTTTCACATTATCGATAACCCTATTGAACACATTAAAGCCCATGTCATCATACCTCAGCATCATCAATTTTCTTTGCTGGGCTTTGGTCAAGTCTTGCGATACAAGCTCTTTAATTTCGTCATCAACTCGATTACCTATTGGTCGCAGTTTTCTACCTTCAGCTTCTCCATGTTCCCGATAATGCCTCTTCGCTTTAGCTGCCAGCTTAATGAGAGGCATTTTAGCTGGATCGCCATTGGCCGAGGATTTACCATAACCTTCTACATCTAGACCACGATTAATATACACATCGGAAGCATCACACCAGCTACAACTGCTTCCATCTGAATTTTTATTAATAGCAATAGTATTCCGTAAATCTTCATTGTCTAGAATGTAGGCAACCCATTTATCTAACTCGCTTTCAACTGCATTTGAATCACCATCAATACCTACAGCATTAAGCTCTTCTCTTGATACCTTTAAGTCCCCATCGGTATCCGCAATAGCTAGATACTTAGCTTGCTCTAGCTTGGAAAGTGCCATTAGGCTTCCTCTATAACAGAATCAGATTCTCTCTCCACAACCTCTTCTGATTGGGGTAAGGATGCTTTATATGCCTCAATAACTTCAGGTGTCCAATTAATCCTAATTACCTCTTGCACTAACTCAGGAAGCAAACTCTTATCATCGGCATAGTTAGGGCATATACTTGTTCTTTTGCAAGAACGAGAAATTTCCTCACCTTCTTCAATAATAATAATGTTAATACCCCAAGCAATTACACCTTCATCGTTAATTTGTATATCACTTAATTTTTCTTTTTTCTCGATCATTTTATTAAACACATTCGTATGTTACTTGTCCCACTATTCTGTCGCCACCAGGTATGCCTGTAGTTAAACCCCATAAAAAGACCATCCCATTCTGAACTAGCAAAACCCCATGGGTTGCAGTTGAGACGGAATTATTACAAGCAGTACCAACATACTTCCCTTGTCTATTAGCTGCAGCTGCGAATGGTAATCCACTAAAACCGATATAACCACCCGCATTTAATCCACATGCACCCGACCCAGGGAGTGGGTACCAGTCTATGAATAAAGTCACTAAATTACCTACCTTGTACCAATCTACTTTATAGCTACCAGTTAACCAGTTACCAATCAAACCACTGTATGATGATATGGTCAAATCACTAAGACCACTTGAAGTAGTAGCACCAGTAGAAGCAGGAATATAACTTGCTATATTTTGAGAAGTTATATTAGTTTCACCCCCTGAAAAGAAAACGCTTCCATATACTTCTACGCCACCAGCTTGAAGTGTTCTTAATCTTTCATTACCACCTGCAAATAACCTAATGTAAGTACTACTAGTATTGCACATCATGTGAAGCAATGCTTCTCTATTACCCATTATGTCTTCACCAGTAAAATAAACGTTACCATTATTATGGGAATAACTTTCAAAGTACATGTTAGTACCATCAAAGTATGCCCCAAAGTCCTTTCCAGTTCCCCATTCTAACGACAGATTGTCATTATATCTTGTGTTACCACCTGTCTTATAATCTGTTACATCACTCCTTAAGAACTGACTAGAATCAATTCCATCCGCAGAAATTACATTCCCTGTAATTGATATACCAGTACCTGCACTATATGTGGTGCCTGGTGGTAGGTTTGCCGATGTGTAAATCTCATTATCAAATAAATAACCTTTATTGGTATCACCCTCTAGTTTTAGGGGGGTTGGGGTTTCCCAAGCATTACTAGCATCATCTATTGGATCGTCAGTACCATTTGCTCCTCGGTCTACTAGTAAGTAGAAATTATTTTCGTTTACATGGATGTACCAATCATCGGTAGCATGTATGTCATTTAGTTTAATTGTAGGACTTACCCCTTTCAGGTGAAGATCAGGACTAGCCCATCCTCCGTTTCCATAGATTTCCAGCTTACCTTCCGGTGTCGTAGTACCAATACCTATGTTGCCGTTACCCTGTACACGAAGTAGATTATTTGAAGTCTGAGTACCTATAGAAACAAAATCATTAGCAGTATTAGCTTGAATGTAAACATCTCCATCTGATCTGCCGGCCCTATAATGTTCTGATAATACATTAGACGTTTTAATAGAACCTGCAACTTCCAATTCCGCACCAGGATTCGTAGTACCAATACCTACGTTGCCGACTGTAGGGTCTAATGCCGGATCACCACCTTTAATACTCAGGTGGGTGCTAGCTGCGATTTGAAACTGCAGTCCGCCGTTACCAGCGGTGGGAAAATTAGTGTTGTAACTATTAATGACACCATCTGAATAGATATCCAATGATCTATTACCATTATTGGACGGCTGTAAAGAAACTTTAGACCTTGTATTAGCCGCTTGACCACTAGTAAGGCTGCCGGCAACTTCAAGCTTTAGATCAGGATCTGTAGTACCAACACCTACGTTGCCGTTTTTTACTGTTAATGCATCAATATATACATAAATACTCAACCCACTACTGGTAGCCGGAGCAGCAGAACTTAAAGTTAATGTATTATTTGTATTAACGGCGGTTAAAGTATATATATCACCACTAATTTTTACAGTATCACCCGCACTTAATACACCTGTCATGTCTCCACTAGTTTGAACAGTTATTCCTGTAGCAGTAGTTTGAACGGTGTATCCACTAATCAAATGAAAATCTTTAACATGTAATTTTCCATCAGGATCCGCAGTACCAATACCTACGTTACCTGAATTAAAATATGTAGAAATTTCACTGGATGCAGAAAGTCTTACTTTTGTTTCACTAGGGTCTTTTAAATACAGACTTAGAGCACCAGTCATTCCAGCATTATCACTTTCATAAAATCCACCCATACTCTTACCATTACTGGCTTGGATATGCGTAGCAAAAGTTCCTGCGGTTGATTTTATGTCTAATGTGTGTGTAGAAACATTAGTGCCAATACCTACCTTGCCTGTTGCAATAATATTTTGAAAGGAAGGACTACTTCCTGATGTGTAAGCAGAAGAGGATATGGTGACTTGGTTTACAGAAGATTGGTTTACCGAAACACTACCGCTTCCTGTGAAGTTAAGTGTGCGATCCTGATAGCCTACTACATGCCCAAATTCATCGAAGTCTAAGCCTGATATAAATCTACGATTACTAGTAGATATATCAACATTTTCATAGCCTGCTGCCTTTGCTGGTCTAGCTTGGTGACCAAAAACTCCTGTGGATGAGGAATAGGTAATTCCTGGGCCACTGTTAAGACCAAGGCTTGATGCTGAGATTATACCTGCTGATGTGATATTAAGCTCATCAATGTTGAGTCCTAGAATCTGGTTAACTTTGTTTGCTAGGTTCGTGAAGTTCTCATCTAAGGATTCATGCGATAATGGTGCTGTCTCCTTACTGCGAAGCTTCATGACATCTATATCTCCAGAGCTAACGGAAAATGGGGGAGAATAGATAGGTGATCCAAAAGTTAACGGATTAATGCTCATGTTATCAAGATAATTAGGTTACATAAAAAGGCCAATCTTTTATTGGCTTATTTAAAGGTTACAGCACTACCACCGATAGTTATATCACCTGATGCTACGAGATGATCATATGCATCATTTGATACTTGGAGTACTGTTACACTTACTGTGGTGTCTGTACCGTCATGACTGATTTCGTTCAACTCGTATACAATCTCTGTTGGTGTGCTGTAAGTAGTGGTAATTGTTGTGTTTTGAAATGGTGAGGTTGTTCCTATTACTTCTACGACTCCGCTAGTTGCTACAGCGTCGAACTCAGATTTTAATATAGTGGCTGTGCCAGTTGATGTGATACATCCACCTAGGAAATCCTCAAGTTCTCCAAGGTCATTACCGTTGGTTTTAAGTCCAGCAACCTCGAGGTTTGCAGATACAGAAGTACCCCCAAGATCGGAAGCATTAGCATCGGAGGTTGTAGTAGTCATTTTGAATGAGTCTTGCCCCTCATCCCAATACATTACTGCATTATCCTCACCACTACCTCTCTCAATCATGATACCTGCATCACTCGTGGCGCTTGCATTATCACTAGCTCCTTTTGATAATAAAATCAAAGAGTCAGATATGGTGGAGTTCGTGGTGTTAAGAGTTGTAACAGCACCATTGACGGTTAGGTCACCTGATAATGTCAGGTTTGTGCCTGTTACATCTCCCGTGAAGTCTGCTCCATCTAGTCTTGCATATTGAGTTAGGCTAGCAAGCTCAGTATCCACATAATTCTTTGTGGCTGCACCCAAAGGAGCAGTAGGATTGGCGTGAAGTATTAAACTTCCCGTTAAAGTTCCACCTGTAAGTGGAAGCCTCTCGCCCACCAATTGCTTAGTGGTTCTTCCGATTACGGTAAAGATAGACTCCTCAGGCATGATATATAGTGGTTGTTAGTTAGGTTAAAGTCAAAGTAAGGCAGGTATCAGTTTTGTATTTTTGGATACTCCATCCAGTTTAGTATTACTATTCATAGCAGTGTCTATCTGGGGAGATATGTATTGAACAAGCTCGCCTGTATCCTGAACCATAGGCTGATCACCATTCTCTGCAAAGAGAACGCTAGTTCCATCATCCCTGTATATCCGGGCTCCTGTAATAACAAGAGGAACACTCCCTGTATTCTGTAATTTTATGTCAGCATTAGATGTGTTGATTCGGTAGTTCATGGCATCAATTGCGGTAATTGCATTAAACCATTTTTCAATACCTGTGGTTGTAGTAGACTGGTAGACTGCAAACGCATACAACTCTCTAGAATCTGCGAATCCATCTCCGTCTGAAATATCTATCTGTACATTAGGATAGTCTGCACTAAGAGTAGTAACAGTGCTTCCATCAATTCCATTTTCATTGTAAACAGTGTCTGCTTGTTGGTCTGCCTTAAAACTAATACCAACGCTGGTCGAGATACCGAATGCCTCGTAAGCAAGGAATGCAGATGTCTCTGCTTGGCAAGTAATTCGCAGACGCATGTTATCTCCCACACTTACTTCCTGCCCTGTATATGTCCCAGAAGATGTAACTTTGTTTCCTGCTGTTCCTGCTACAACCAAGTTTTCTACCTCTATGCTTTTGGTTATATTGTAAAGTTGTAGAGTTGCAGATGCTTCTACATTGGTCACCTCCCAAGGCAGAACCGCACTGTCTTTAAATGTTCCTATTACTTCTGCATCATTTAAAAGTGTGGCAGTACCACTAGTAAGAATATTGCCAGTAAAAGTAGTGGCTTTAATTGTTAGAGTATTACCGCTAATTGCAAATGTAGAACCTGCACTTGCATCCACCACCACATCATAAGAGCCTGCGTCAATGGTACTACCATCTCTTGACACTAATGGTGATGCCTCTCCTGCATAATTATCAACAAGGTAAGATTTTGCTATGTCGTAGAATTTCTGCGGAGTGTCTATTAAAGTATACCCATCTACAGTAGCCTTAGATGCTTCAGACACTACCTGATCTGGAGTCATTTTAATTGTGCTTTGCAAAGTATCGAGTCCAACTAAACCTTCGGCAAAATCAGTAATAGTTTGGTTGTATGCAATTATAGAAAATGGAACCTCTGAATTGGAGTTGGTACGAGAATCAGTAGTAATGGTTTTGTTGATGTAATTAATTACCTCGACCAAAACATCTTCGTCCAAATTGCCAGTCTGGTTGACTCCACTGTAGATCTTATCAGATCTATCATCTTGGCTTTTTGGCCCCAATGCTCTGTTGCCACTATCTAAATCTTTCGCATAGTACGAATAGGTTAATTCGCTACCATTTAAATCTTCGACTACTAAACTTAAAGGTCTAACGCATTTGAGATACATGAAATTATTTCTGCCAGCATCAAGTTCAACCCTTAATCTGTCAGAAAATCCTTTGATGGTAATTGTCTCTCCACTTGATTGAGTTCTAGTAACATTAATAATGTCGAAGCCGTGAATGTTTGGACTAGTGTCAAAATTCTCAAAAGTTAGTGGTGGAAATGGCGAATTGTAACTTTGGAATCCACCTTTTTTAAATTTAAAGATTCCGGTATTCCATCCGCTTTTTGTGAAAATTCTCGACTCAAAAGTCTCACCATCAAAAGTTAAATCGTAAATGTTTATTTTTGAGTCAGCTGTAGAGTTAGTGGACTCAATCCTAAACTGAGATGTGTTCGCCGATTCCTTTGCAAGGTTGTAAAAAATCCCACTATTGACTGTTACTGTTGCCCCATTTGCGGTTCGCAAAGTAGCAGTAGTACGAATTATTCCACCATTCCACAAAAATGTAGAACTACCACTAAATGAAATTCCAAAGAAATTATACATCTGCCCACTCGTATTCTCATTGGGTAAATCAATACCCACTCCGACTGAGTATTTATCTTTTCCATTGGCAGTAGTTTTCACACCTAAATTTAATGTGCCTGTTACTGTGAGTGGATGCCCACTACCTGCATTGATCGCTTGCTTCATCAATTGCAATGTCTCATAGGCAGGATCAATGCTAAGAGTTCCTTGAACCTCTAGGAAATGAGTGGAAGCAATTGTATAAGTAGTGTGGTTTCCACGAACTGTAGTAGTTACTCCTGTCACTCCATTCAACCCACTAAGATCAGTGTCAGTCCCTGTTTGCGTAATCTTGTTACTTGCTTCAGAAAAACTCATGCGAAATCCTTTGTAATTGACTCTAAGTTTCCGTCAGAGTCATAGGTGATGGTTTTGGTTAGATGCACTGCATCATCCTCATCTTTCTCTACCACTTGAGTGAGCAAACCACTAGCATACGTAAACGCCTTACTGCTAACTAATGTAAGCTTCTGGTTGTTCGTCCAAGTTGTCATGGCAGTCAACACTCCGTCTGTGAATGTCGATTCTGTATAGTCATCCGATGGGTCGGGGTGGGTGTGGCTATCGCCACCTCCACCTCCGCCACCAGAGTTTATCTGCGCCTCAAGTTCCTTGATCTTAGAACCCAGCTTATCGCCAATCTGGGCTAAGATGTCAGTCATTAGGCTATAGCAGAATTAAATGCAGACTCGAAAGTGGAGTAATCACCAAGCGAGGTTGCGTTAACAATTAAGCCGTTAGCATTTGGAACGGTAACAACACCAGAAACATTACCTGTAACATTACCTGATACATCACCAGTCAGAGCGCCCTCGATACCAGAAACCTTAAGGTTACCCTCAGAACTCCCTACCTTTAGAGTGAACTTGTCAACTGTATCATCAAAAAGGAATTGAGCCTTATCAACTCCAGCACCTCTATTGACGATTAGACCAGCAGTGTTAGCAGTTGCTGCACCAGAACTCCCAAGATTAACTTCAATCGCGTTATCCTCAACCTCAACGGTGGTGGAATTAACAGTGGTTGTTGTTCCATCAACTTGCAAGTTACCTGAGATAATTAGATTACTTGAAATTGTACCACCAGTCTTATCTAACTTATTGGAATCAAGATTAGAGATATCACTTGCGTTCACAGCAATGGCATCAGCGTTAGTCTTGATTTGGTCATCAAGTAAAGAGTCTGCTCCAGCTAAACTAGAAGCACCAGATATGTAATCTGCACTTGAGTCAGCTTGATACGCTCCAGCAGCACTTAATCCAGCGCTTGCTTCAATAGTGTTAATTGCACCTGCATTAGTTGAGATTGCATCGGCATTAGTCTTAGCCTGTGCATCAAGAGCGTTATCTGCACCCTGTAGAGTAGTGACTGAGCTTAGGTAATTTGAACTTCCATTAGCAGTGTACGCACCACTTGAATCAAGCCCTACGCTTGCACGTACATTCCCTAAGTTTGTCTTTACTGAACCAAGCGAAACTTTAGTCGCATAGTCCCCCGTAAGTGATGTTTCGAGAGTCTTAATTTGACCCCCAACTTTTTCCCCGATCTTTCCGAGTATATCTGTAGCTGGCATATTATGTGTTTTTTGAGTTTATGACCTATGGAGGTCAAAGTTTAGGTTAAAAGTTACATCATCTCCGTACTCTGCACGTATTACATTAAGTCCAGCATCATCTACATATGGTAAGTTATTCCAATTATTGAAGCCGTCACCTACCTTCATTCTTTTGTTGGTCAAATCTAAGCCAATTTCGCCCTGGTGTAGCGCAGGATTAATTTGTTCCCACTGGAGTGCAGTATCGCGGCGCACTAAGATGCGTCTTAGTGCTGCCATTACGCACCCCCTCCATCGATATCTAGTACCACAAGGTGAATGGTATCTGCCTCACCACCATCGATCACAGCACCAATAAGCTCAGGTGGCTCTGCAATCCATTGGTTCGTAAGACTGTTATATTGTAATACACCTAAGTTAACTGGGTTTGGACTTACATCTAGTAAACTCAGTAGAGTCTTGTCGGCTATTTGCTTTTTAACTTGTGCAAGCCTTCTGCCTATCTCTGTGAGTATATTCTGCATCTCTTATATTGTAACCTATTTATATAAGTAACGCACTAAGAAAATTATTGCAATGCAGTAAGAAAGTCATCGAGTGCTTTCTCGGCATCAAAGGTTGATGTGTCTCGTTGGGTTATCACAATGTCCGCCCCTGCATTTGGTGCATTAGTAAATGTTAATGTGTTTCCAGCTAAGCTCACTTGATAATCAGATAATGGATCCTGAACTAAACCATTAATACTTACATCGTAGTTTGCTTCAGAGTCACTAGTCATATCAAATCCTACAACATATGATGTTAGCCCTGTTGCAGTTATTTGATCTGTAGGCATTACAGAGGAATCATCCTGTAATTCTGTTATCTGACCTTGTATCTCATTAAATTGCTCAGAGTTTCGATAAATGGATAAGTCCACAACCCTTTCAAGCTCTACTGCGTCTTGCTTTCGATTTACTTTCTCAGTCAATCTCGTAAGGACTTCAGGTAAGTTTTTTTGATCTTCTTTGAATGCTACATTCATTTCGTAGCGAACACGACCACTCTGTTTCCTACGAGCCACCTTGCACCACCTCTGATGTCAGTTTCGTTCTTACACCCGAAACCTCTATGGTTCTACCTAATATCTTAAATGGCTGATCGATTCCTTTAAGAGTAATCACATCCTGGAAATAATTACCTTGTGCAAATAATGGTATCATAACCTCGCTACTCAAGTCTTCCAATTCTTGCTCTACCTCCTCAACCTCAGTCTGCTGAGTTGTGCTAAATGTTGATAGTTTAACATTAGCAATGACAGCAGTGTCTGTAAAATCATCCTCTACATAACCACCATTTGTATACGAAGAATAATCAAAAATATCTGACATATGTAGTGCATAAGACCTCATTTTCTTTTCCGAAAACTTATCATTAAGGTCAGCCTTACCGAATCTAAGCGTACAGGAATAATCTAGTCCATTTCTTGAAAACTCTCGATAAGGCCCACGATCCACTTCGCTTGATCCATACCCATATCGAACGATTCTTGCTCCTTTAAAATATGTTTTTCCTACCTCTGGAGTAAAACTTTCTGAGTCAATAAATTTCGAGGAAGAGTAAGCTACTGTCCCATCAGAGTTAATGGTCTTCGAAATAAGATGCGTCCCCATAATAAACCTGCGACTATCAATCTTTTCAGTTGGAAATAATGCAGCCATCGAAGTCATTGCGTAATCGATCTGAGAGATAGTACCTTGTAGTAAGTCATAGCCAATCATACCCCAGTCTCGGATGAGCGAAGTCTCCTCGGAACTAAAACCTATTGGTGTAGTTGTTAGAATCTCCTGTGTCATTGGATTCTCTACAGAAAACACATATTCTATCTCTTCACTTGAAATTAGCCTCCAAAACTCAGGGCCATTCATGTATTGCGGAAATGGTATTGGCTCGACTGATGCAGAGCTAACAACAAACACACCATTAAATCCGGCGAACATCTGTCGTTGCTCATCAATATTTATAACGGTGTGCCTAAAGTCTGCTACACGCTCACCCTTATATCTCTCCTCATAGTAGAAAGCAGTATACTTATCTCCTCTACTTATCGAAAGATACCCAGTCTGCCTGTAAACCATTAACTTATCACCAAGCTTAGACATCCGCAAGATACGTGATCCGTCCTCAGGGAAAGCAATAGAATCAGATGACTCTCTAACCATCTCAAGCTCTGAACTAAAAGTGTCAGGTTCCTTAAGTAATATAAAATTAGCTTTATCACCAACAACTACATTTTGTGTGCTACCTGCTTGTTCATCCCCTGTACTCGTTACAACCCCAGGGGAGGTATTGTTATAAGCTCCTTGTAGAACAATAAAGGTATTTCCCGTAACCCAATTAGAATTAATAGACACAATATCTGCATCGTACACCTTAGTTACTCCAAGCGAATCAGTAACCGTCATGCGTATTGAATCACCTGCAATAAATGTAGAGTGTGTGTAGTCCAAGTTTGCTAGCTCAGATTGTGAAAAGAAATAATATGGATTATGGGTAAAACTTTCATACCCCGATGACCCTGTCTCACGAGTTCCGCCAAGTGGATAGTCGAGGGCAAGTGTAATAATTGCACCATTACTCATTGCGTAAACCTCTGCCTCATAATTCTGACCAAAAAGATTTGGTGCAGCCCTAGCTTCGCGCTGATCATCCGCTAATCTCCAAGAAGAAAACTCTATTATATGAGGAACTTTATAAGTGGTTACATAATCATCATAATCATAGAAGTTCTCAGGGATATCATAAGGGAATGATGCAGCACTCATGAAGTAACTGAAATTATTCTCAATGGTTTCATCAAAGTATTCAATATCGGCAATGAAAAGCCTTCCATCAAACTCCGATATTGTGCCTACTCGAATAATACCCCTTTCCCTTAGAGAAAACAGAGGGAAAGCACATGGCCATCCATCTCTGTAGTACAAAGGTAAATCTACACCATTATTCATGATGCAATAACCATCAATAGTAACTACCTCCCAGCGAGTTGGCTTGAGGTCATATTTATCGACTACAGCATGCTTTGTATCACTATAACCAAGTTCGTCTAAATTAAACAGACCCTCGGCAATCATCACCCACTCATCAGTTTCCTCTTTAAATCTGTATATTTTATCTGCACAGGCAGAAACTAAAACCTTCTTACCTTCTGACTGAAATTGGTGCAACATTCGGATAGGAGCATCTGAACTATCCAACTTGGATACTTCAGTTCCACCTACATTAAAATTACTCCAACCCTCACGTCTGACTTCCCCATCCGTTTCTCTGCGGAAATTAATCTTCTCCACATAATTAGTCGCACCAGCAGTATCTTGCGAATTAGATCCTGTAATTAGGTTTCCACCATCTGGCACCATTAGTGAGTAGTGCTTGTATGCTTTTTTTGCCATTACGGGAAAATATATCCTGCTTGTGCATATGCTGTATTCTCAAGTGTCTCAACTCTGTCGAGTAAACCTTGGTAGGCTGTAGTAAGAGCATTATTAGATGCGACAAGATTATCGTAGGTAGCTTGAAAGGTATCTAAGTTGTTTTGGAAGGTGACATCTTGTGTTTCTAAATTTGTGGCTCTTCCCTCTAGGTTGTTTGCCCGACCCTCTAGGTTTGTGGCTCTTCCCTGTAGTGCAGTAATATCAGAGTCATTAGTATCTATTTGCCCCTGTACTATGCCTATTTGATTTGTAATTTCTACTGCAGCATCTGAGTCATTGCTAACGATATGATCTTGCAGTTCTTTTAAGGTATCAAAAGCAAGACCAGCACCATTAAGTAAATCACTAATCTTCTGATCTGTGTAGGCATTCGCATCTACCTCAGCTTGAACAATTGAAGAAGCATTATCAGATGCCCCTTGCAATACTTCAGCCCTAACTGTAGCCAACTCTGAAAGGACATTTGATTGCGATGAAGCTATAGAAGTAACAGCATCTGACCTTACTTGATCAATGTTACTTTGGAGAGTAATTCTACCAAGCTCGGCAGTCACTCTGTTTGATTCAATGATACTATTTGTGTTACTGATCGAAACTTCTATTTCTACTCTTGTTGATGCGATTAATGATCTGACCGCATTATCCTGCTCAAGACTCTCGAGGCGTACAGCACCTATACTTAAATCTATTAATGGCTGTGCAATACTTACTACTGTAGGATTAAATAAACTGACCTGGTCTGTCCTCCATCTTGATATATAAAACTTCTGATCAACTTCATCTTTGTCATAAAAATTATCAAACAATGCTGCTTCTAAATTAAGGGTAACCTTATTTGAATCAATCATTGATTGAGTTTCAACTGGCGTCATAAACAGCTCATCCAATCCTGATATTTCGCTTGCCTGATGCCCGTGAATTTCAGATGCATACTTAGGTACATCTTCAAGTGTAATGAAGTTCGCTATAGAAACCTTAGTTGCATAATCGTCATGATAATGCACCTCGGGTGCTTTAGAGTTTGCTAGCTCTTCCAGTTGATTCTCTCTGGTATTTAAATCAGCTATTGTTGCGAAAGTGCTAGGTAATTGATCGACCTTGTAATTAGTATCATCCCATTTTGAATCAAGCATCACTTCGTGTGCAACAAAGTTTGCTTGCAATGTTGACACCTGAGTTGTCAGTTCTGCATCTTTGGTAACCCTCTCGGATGCCATCTGTGTGATACTTGCATTTAGGGTGTTAGAAAGCGTTGCATCTGCATCTTGCATCTCTACCCTAGATGGATGTGTACCCATGTAGTCATCTAGCTCTTGCTTTGTTTGATCAGCTAGTGATTGCAATGCAGCCATCGTAGTCTGTATTGCAGAAACAGATTCACCAGAAGCTAATGCCCCACTATTAACGTCATCTGTCAGGTGAGCTAGACTGTCAATTAGTGTCGCAAAGGATGACTCACCAATTCTTTGACCAGCTGAGAAGGATGATTTTAACTGAGTGCGACTAGCCATATTATCCTCCTAAAAGGAATCCTCCACCTTGGTCGAGAGACTCGACTGGATTCTGTGTTGAAAGCACCTCGGGCTTATTAACGGCAATTTTCCGCCTTTCCCTTTGGTAATTTTGTAAGTTAGTTTGTGCTTGCGATGCGTCATCATTTACGTCCTTCATAAAATGATACTTAACAAAGTAGTGAACGGCCAAGGCCGCATCGTCGCCTAAGTTAGTTTTATAATCTTTTTGTTCTACTGTAGTCTCAAATAAAGGTTTATATACATACTCTTGATTATAAAGTATGCTTAATGTCTCATTATCCTCTAATACTGGAGCAGTATAAAATTGACCTATGTCGAAAGTAATCTTTCCAGGGTGATTGGCTGATCTTTTAGAATGCCCACCATCAAATATTGTGTGCCTTTTGTACGCAGGGTAAATGTGAAGTCTATAATACTTTGATATATCACCCTCATCTTCTGGTAACTGCCTCACGACTACATCAAGTATTCTTGCTGACTCTACATCAAACTGACCAATCATACATTGCTCTTCACCATGTGACTCTAGCTCGTCCTTGCTAAACGACTCTTCTATGGGAGTTGTTCGTAGCTCAGGAATATATGTCATAAGGTCGCGAACACCTGCTACGATCATACGATCACGGAACTTTTCTACACCACGACCTTTTCTCAAACCATCAACTAGTAAGAAGTCGTTAACCGTATCGTTAAATTCTTGCCAAGTTTTCATTTCCTACCTCCTGGGGTGAAGTAAAATCCAAGCACCATTGGTGCAAGAACAATTACAAAATAAGCACTTAAATGTCCGGTTGTAACCATAATGGCCTGCTGTTTAACAGGAAATGTGATGAGTCCAAAGAGGAACTCGGTTGCTCCTTCTCCTGTGGGGTTGCTAAGGGTAATGATTTCTTGGCTGGGGAAAAGGGTGCAAAGTATGATTGTTGCCGACAAGGTTGAGACGAGGACGAGTGCGAGCAACCTCCTTGTGGCACGAGTGAAAGCCCCACCAGGACCGCTATTAAGTTGTTCTTGAAATTTAAGTGCAAATTCATTTCCTCTAGCCTCCCGAGCTAATTCCAGTTCAAATTTTTGTTGGCGACTGTCAGCTACAGCACCAAACACCCCCTTTAAAACTGAACCCAAAGCTGCTGAACCGCCAGCAGTAAAGAACATTGTTACCAACTCGATCATCTATTAGCACCCTCTACCTTATCTCTTAACCTATCTAGCTCTTTCTCAAGGTACTTGAGTCTCTCGAACTGCTGATGATCTGATGTGATCGGTGAATCTTGCATTTCAACTAAATGATCAAGGTCTGCCTTGGCTTGCTCAGTAAACTTCTCTATATGCATAACTCTTGCAGATAAATCGCCCAGAAGTGTAGACTCATGCTGTACCCTACCCATCTGCATCTCCATGCTAGACATTCGGTTTGTAAGCTCACCCCAAAGCCAGACCCCACTAGCCACCGCTAGAATTAGTTTCCCAGCAAAAGCAGCATTGGTTTTCAACTGAGTGGACTCAGAAAAAGATGCCTCTGACTCTTTTTTAGTCATCTTGCCCGAAATCTATGATCTGTAGTAACCGCTTACCTGACCATCTACCTTAAACTCATCTAAGCTCTTAGTACAGAAATACTCCTTGGTTGTGCCTGCAATTAGGGTTTCACTAAAGTCATTAGCTTTGAAAACCTCGAACGAATCTATTTGTTGGACACCCCCACCCTCTGAAGCAAAACCTATTACATATGTGCTTAGGTTATCTATCTCGTCTAAAAGCCCTGCACCAATTGAGGTGTATGTCTCCCCAGATGCGATTAGAGATACAAACGCACCTGCTTCGTAGCGATCAACTTGGATGGTAAAATCACTATTTACACGTCGTATTATTGCTCTGTGCCAGACATTAAGCTGTATGTCAGCAGAAGAAGCTGGCTCGAACTCAGTTTCGCCAACACGTGCTTTTATGGATAGATCGGGTTTAATCCTAATAGCAGCAGCAGGGAAATTAATATCTATACTAGCTTTCTTGGTGTAGACACCTAATGGCTGTAAATCATCCTGTATGCTTTTGATTTTAAATAATACGGTATAATTAAGCTCAGGTGATAAGGGTATGACTGGTACAGTTGAATAAGCAGCAGATCCTGCTTCGTAACTTAACTCAACTACTTGGCTATCCCCAAATGGTGTTGTTTCCATTTCAGTATCAATTCTGACTGTAGGAGAGTCAGGTATTATACCAACTGTATCGTCATCGAAGTATCTAGAGAATACCAACACTTTTTGCTCAACTAGTATGTTACTACTAGTCGCATTTGTCATACGAAATGACTTTGCTGCAATGGATGGCAAATGATCGTTATCAGCTTCGAAAGGCCCATGCACGGAAGGGTGCTGTTTAACAAGCAAGTGATTGTCTGTAACTCCAATTATGGGGTTAAAATCTTCAGAAGAATATTTGTCTCTCCCTATTGCATTTAAGTTAACGGTATTCATTTATCGGATAGCTTTTTATATATAGCGATTGCCATGTAAATTGTAGTAAAAGTTGCTGCAACGCTAGCTGCAGCCAAATGATATTCAGCTAAGCCAAATGAAGCAATCCAGCCGAATGTACCGACCGTGGTGTGTTGATCCATGCTACTTCTTACCCTTCTTAGGTTTAGAAGCAGACTGCTCAGTTTCTTCTAAGGGTTTCTCAACTTCAACAACATCAACCTCAATTAAGTCTTTTGGATTATCCGAAGAAGATGGTTTTCCAACTTCGCTCTTTACTTCCTCCACATAACTTGCATTTGGGTTTTTCTCCGGCTCTTGCTTTACTGTTATGAAATCCCGATAGGCTATCTTCTCCCCCCCTACTTTTTTTTTGTACCATTCCCAATCTTTTTGGGATAACTCTGTAACACCAGAAGTGCCTTTAAGTTCTTTAGCAACTTTATCCTCTACTTCTGCAAGCCCAACCCAAGATGATCCAATTAGTACAGGTATAAAACCTTCGTATCCGTTATAGTCTTGGTTAGCATTTTCAAAATGTAAATATTTCATAATGTATGTAAATAAGACGGGAGGCTCTGCATACGCAGTGCCTCCCGTCCGTTCATGAGTGATGAGATGTGGAAGGCTTTAAACGACTCAGAAGGAGTGTGTCGTGCCACCCAATGTGAACTGAACCATATCAGAGATATTCTCAATGATAAGGTGACGGTGAGGACGATCCATCATCGTAGTCCATTTTGTGGAACGAAGATTGAAGGTACGTTTCACCGAGTCCATACGGCAGCTATAAAGACGATCAACTTCTGGGTGTGGCTGAGTTCTGGTTACGCTGTTAGTTCCAGCGACTCCGATCTTCACGTCACTCCAATCAACGAGCCAGAGCATGCGATGAGTTGAGGTGAACTTAGAAGCATCTCCTCCACTGAAGACATCATCGCCAGAGCGTGTGCCGTCAACAAGATACTTCTGACCCGAACCGACGTTAAGGAGGTCATCGAACATTGGGTCATGGAAGACAGCCAACTGAACCCCAACATCAGGTATATCGTAAACATTGTAGTTAAACAGAATAATGCCGTTATGCTCAATAGTCTGATTGATGTTGGCATTGCGCTGAGTCTCCCATCCGTAACGGAGCTTGTAATAGGAGTTAAACGCCTCGAAGATTTTGACTGCGGTCAAGCGGTCGGTCATTACATCGATCACTGAAATAGTGTCTCCGTCCTGCTCACGATTACGCTTAATGAAGTACAAGTCAGAAAACAAGGAATCAAGGTCAAGAGCGTTACCGCCATTGTCTTTGATACGACCACCCTCACGAAGAAGGCTCTTAATACCAAGCGCGTTGGCTTTGTACTCAAGAGTGCAATTAGTGTCTTCTGGGTCAGTAACTCCAGGTAACTGCATGTAAGTCTCAGGTTTCTGAGCGTCGGACAACGCTTGGTTGTACCATACAGCACGATTCCATTGGTCTTGAGAAACCTTGGAAGCAATTTTGTTCTGCTCAGCCAAAGGTTGGTAGACCATGGAAGAAAGGTAAGGATTGACCTTGCCAGACATGATTTGATCAAGAGTTTTCTTGTAGCTATCATTGACCTCACGAGATTCACGAGTGGTTTGCAACCAGTTGACCATAAGACGTACGCTCATGTCAGTTGGTTGATTTCTGCACCATGACTCATAGTCATTGATGTTATTGGCGATAGTCTGAAGGATACCTGCGGTAGGTGCGAATTTAGCTTGCTCAGGCCCTGGAAGCGTAGAGAAACTAGCACTTGCTGGAACTTCTTTACCAGTTGGACGAAGGATAACTTCGGCTTTAGCAATCGTCCCTGTATTACCAGAGTTAGCACCATCAGCGTTGGTAGTACCAACGATCATGAACTGAACTTCTACAACTGCTCCTCCACTTGTCCAGTGGTTAACGATAACATAACCGCCAGGAAGGAAGTAACGCTCGATATTTCCTATGGGAGTTACCCAGTCAGAACCACCCAAGTTAACAGTTACTTTATAGTCTCCAGCTTTATTTGTGTAAGAAGGATCATATGCATCAGAACCCGAAGCACTTGAACCACCTTCAATTGCAAAGTAGTTTGCATTAATCACAGAGCGTTGTCTGCGCTGGATGTATGGCAAGATAATTGATTGCTCAGCAATATTCTGCTTGTTAATCAATGGCTTAATGTTCTGGACAGAAGATGTAAGGAGAGTGGTAAGTCCACGCTCTTCAACCCCAAGGGTTTTTGCTTCTGCTGCAGATGCTATAACTCTCGCTAAGTCTATTTCTTTATTACTAAGTGCTTCAAACTCACCAGGTGTTAAACCCTTGATGTGTGCCTTAGTTAAGGTGCAGCCCGTAGAGCTATCGACTTTAATAATACGAGGGAGGGCATCATAGCCGGAACCTTGTGATCCAGGAATCAATGTACTTGGAGAGGACGCAGTTGGTTGCGCCATCGCTGTATTTTGATACCCAGTGCTAGTAAATTGTCCTGAATTTGATATTTCGTTTGCCATAATAATTTGTAACTTAGTTAATTTGGTTACAAACAGAATAGCGTCTTACATATCAAAATTCTATAAACGCTGATTTTACCCCTAATTTAAGGGGGATATATCAAGAACAGCTTTCTTAATTGAAAGTCAAAAGGTGCATTTTATAACCCCAAGAGTGATAGAACTTTGTTCTCTCCTTGGTCTGAGTTGCTTGTTTCCATAGACGGCCCAGGTCTTGGGGATGGGTTCATTCTTTTCACAGATTGCTCTACCTGAGGGGGTTGCGTTTTTTGTACAGAATCTAACTGCCTTACAAAACCAGATGCCTGAAGCTCTTCTAGGCTCTTGGATATCTGTTTACTCATAGAGTCACCTGCACGTTTAGCAAGAAGTTGTATCACATCTGAATCTGAAAAAGTATAGTATTTATTTCGATCTGATGCAGGGACATTAGGAAATCTTTCTCTTCGCACAAAAGTTCTTCCGCCTCTTTTTGTTTTACCAGACTGAATAAATGCTTCTTGCTCTTGATTAATCCAGTTAGATAAACGTATATGCACTGGATTTTTCTCATCAAAATCAACAATATCTGAAGCAATAGCATGGAATGCCTCAATCATTTTGTTTGCATCACCTAAAACACGATCAACTATTTTAGCTTCTAGTGCATGAGTCTTAGTAAACTGAGGATTCTTCTGAAACTGCTCCATAATCTCTGCTGGTACAGCCTTAGCAATAAGCTTCTTTGACTCTTCGATAGCTTTCTTTGCTACAGGTTCTGCTCGCAGACGATGCAATTCCCTCTGCTGTTTCTGGATTTCGGGAGTTAGTTTCTTCAGGGCATTGTCTTCTGCCTGCTTTTGAAGCCTAACATCTTTTACTTGGTTAGCATTAAACTGAACCTTATTCTTAGCTAAAAACCTTTTATAATCTTCGTCCTCCTGGAAGTCTATATCAGGATCCTCTTGGATTCTTTTCTCAAGGTAGTTTTTGTGATTTCTAAAGAACTGCAAGTACTCGGCATCTTTGCCCTTAAAGCCATCAACATTTGAACTAGCCCACTTAGCTAAATCATATCTTTCTTTTTCAGCTTCATTAAGACCACTTGTGTCAACATTCGTAGATTGTGGCTTTGATGGTATTTTTGCCTGTGGCTTAAAGTCAGGATCTATAATCTTTTTCTTACGAGCTACTCTTTTCGGTGCTTCCTTTATCTCCTCGGTAGCTTGTGGCTCTGCTGTAGCCTCTTCTTCGGGCTGAGGCTCATCTTGATTCCCCACTTCGATGTCATGCAATGCACTCTGCAAGCTACTAGGTGGAGTAAACTCTTCTTCCTCTTCCCCCTCCTCAGGCTCTTCCTTTTCAACGGCTTTAAATAAAGCATTGAAAATTGGATTAGAGGAATCTTCCTCCTCTACTTCCGGCGTTTCCTCTACATTCTCGTTTTCTTTAACTTCTTCTTCGCTCATAAATTATTATGGTATCGGTTGACCCTGCGGTGGTGGTGCACCTGCTGCTTGCGCAGCTTGCCCTGGGGGTAATGCTTGTTGTGGTGCTTCTCCAGTTAATTGAGGTTGACCACCTGGTTGACCACCTTGCATTTGCTGCATGATCATTTGGAGCATCTGTTCAAACTGTGGAATCTTCTCCTTCAATCCAGCAATGAACTGCTCATCTTCCATAGATAAGTCTTCAGCCTCATCTTGTTCGTCCATCTGCAAATTAAGATCATAACCTGCTCCTGACATACGGAAGATTTCGTTAAGTATACCAAATATCCTTTCCTTCCCTAAAGCTTGGGCTATTTCTTTCATGCCCAATACTTGTGAAAAGAGTTGTGTCAAGGTTTGCGCTGCCTGTGTGTCCCTTGACCTTTCTGATCCATCTCTCCCCGAGAATAAGTACTCATGAATTAAGTTCCTTGGGCTTCCAATAATATTCCTACCCTTTGGATTCTCATCCTGATCACCTGTGTCTTCTGCCTCTAGTCCAGCATCAGTTATTGTTTTTAGGGAAAACCTTTGCTTCACAGGCACATTAAATTCTGTAGTGCTACAGCATACGAGATGCTCGTAGATCATTTTCTTGGCTGCAGCGCGCATCTCATCAATGCCCTCTGAGATAAAAGCATAAATCGTATTAGTCGTGTTAGCTATTTCACTAACCTCAGTTGCAGATATCTCTCTTTGTGCAGCTTGTCCCAACTCCTGTGGAGAAAGTATCATTAACTTCTCAACTAAGTTAAGTAATTGGAATAAGGAATTAAGTGACATACTAATGCCCTGAGCTAATTCCCTAGATACATCTACTACATTGATTATGTTCTTTGTATCAATTCCTAAGTCTGCAGCTTTAGCTCCTGAGTAGAACATAGCTTTTGGTTTCTGATAGAAATTATCTTCTGCCAAAGATGCCTGTAAGTATTCCTTCACATCTTCATCTAACGCATCCTGATCAATGGTCAGAATCTTAAACATAGATATTTTCATATGATGAAGCATCGCATATACGATGTTATTCATCTGATCTTGGTACGGCATCAAGTCGTGTGCAAACGAGCAGTTAGCCATACGGTCATCATTCTGATTTATACCACCATATATAGCAGGTATGGAAGGCATCCACTCGCCATAGATGATTGTTTCATCTGAAGCTACGACTAGTTTTAACCAACAATCAAAAGGATAATCCCCTAACCCTTCAGCCTTGGGGTTCAATTTCATATAGATAGTGGATACGAACATTGCTTTGTCCTCATCCTCACCTGCATAAATTCCCTTATTAGAAGTTCTGTCGTTACCGAATGGAAACCAGTCAGTCTTCTTAGGGAATGCTAATACTGAGCCATCAAAATAGTAATCAAAGAAGTCCTTGTAGGCATTCACTAAGCCATGCAACGAATTGGTGTACTCAACTTCTCCAAGATTCCAATACGCAGGATTCTCACGCACGTCCGAATATCGAACAATATCCCAATACCCTAACCAGTTCGGCCCAAGATTGGTATTAACCGCAGCTAATGGAGCAGAGTTGTCCCAGAATGTTCTAGTAGGATGTGGGCTTATAAAGTGTATACCCTCTTTCTCTACAAATGACTCCATGCCATCAGGTGATTCCCTCCAGTGGACTTCTCTAGTCCAAGGCTCAGAAGGAAACATAAGAGAGTACCCATACATAAACATGTGACGGATAGACTGCTCAAACTGATGCCTGTATCCAAACTGCTCAGCCATCATTTCCACGCGTTGTGACAATACTTCTGCTCTTACCTTTGACGGAATGTCAGTACCTCTTGCCTCATACTTAAAATAAGGAAAGAGATTAGAGAACCTAGAGGTCTGAGCCGCAACTCTTCGAGTTACATAAGATCGGATTAAAGATACTGAAACCTCGTATAAACGCATAAGGTTAATATCTTTAACGTTATCCTCGTCATCATACTCTACGAACTTATCTTTCAGCTCAGGATCTATACCCTCAAGTTTCTGTTCGCATTGTTGGATATTGATTTTTCCTTGAGCATACTGAAGGAGAGGAATCGTAAACTTATTAATTGGAAGGCTGTCCCAAGCCAAGTCCACAGAGAGATACAAGGAGTGATTCTTGCATGAGTGATATATACCCTCGTGAACTCGACTTCGGACTAAATCTGTTAAGCGTTCCCGAATCTTCCAGTCTTTAGTATCACCCTTGCTACAGGTAAAAACCTCTCTAAGTCTAGCTTGAGTCGTTCCTGTCTTCTCTAATATGTCGGGATGAACCATAAAAATCAAATAGGTTAGGTACGGAATCTGTTACGAAATCGGACATATATGTTTGCTCTAAAACCGTTAATAGAAGTGCACAGGGTCCTGATATACTTCCACGCAAATAGCATGCTTTGAATGCCGACATAGTAGTATTTAGTAATGCTACCAGTTCCCTCTCTGACATCCTTAGGTAGCCCAATAATCTTTGTACTCGATTTCTGTCCCATATTTCGTTGACCCCTACGTTCTTGTAGTGAGCTATAATTAAAAGGGAAGCTGGAGAATAATCATTCTTCCTCAGCCTCGTCCTCTTCGTACTCCTCAACCTCTTCTTCATCATCATCTTCGTAGTCTTCGTCCTTTTCGTAGTCATCGTCCTCATCTTCGACACTAACATCATCATGCACAAGGTCTACGGTTGCATTCAATCGTTCATCATCAATTTCTGAAACAGTTACTTCAACAGTAAGCTTAATCTTAGATCCTGCGTTGACGCCTTCAAAAAGCTCGGCAACCTCTTCATCACCAAGCGAGAGTTGTAACAAGTCTTGCATAATACTTTTGTAACCCAAAAGATTAGGTTACTCAAGCATTAATTTCAATAATGCTAGCAGACTTTACATTCGCATACGGTGTGCCAGACTTCACATCGTAATACATTATAGGATATGTAAGAGCATCAAATGCATGAATATAAACACTTCTCCTCGGTTTAAGACCTAAAGTTGGGTCATATTTGCCGTCCTTTTGCCTTTCCGATGAGAGATGCCTGATACTCTTTAAAACATCTGTACATTGTGCTGATATGATAATCTCTTCCTGTACAAGCTTAGCAATCATCAGCCTTACCCTACCCTCAACTGAGCCTTGAAACTTTGGTGCAGCTTTCATACGAATAGGCTCTAGATCAAAATGATCGCACTTTTGCTTAGATATCTCCTCAAAGTCTCTGACATCATAGGATCCTGTCTTTGCCCTATATTGATTGAACGCACTATTATCTGAGATATGTACAAATTTTAGCTTTTGGCCGACATGATCATTCCAATACTTCATCTTTCGATAGATCAAAGGAATTAAAGTAGTATAAGGAACTTTCTTATTTATTGTTACTAGTTCATCAAATACCGTCCATACCGACTTCTCTTTGCCTATGAGGCATTGCAAAAAGATCATAGCATTATTTACTGCCCCTGGGTCATATCCAATAATGACTGGGAAGTCTGGATTGGGAACTATACCTCTTTTGGCGTCACCGACCACATGAAGAGGTTTTGAGAAGTACGGAGCTAATATAGCGTCGCCCGATGGTCTATCTACCCACTCCCCCTCGAGCATTCGTTTTGCTTCAATGGGGTCATTGGAGACAGCCTCCATCACTCTGTCATAATATCCTTCGGGTAAGTTATCTACATTCTCGGCAATCCTTACATGCACTACATGATAATCCTTATTGTAATTACCATCTTCATCTAGGGGATTTTCGAAAAATCTTTTATACACCCAGTGGGATGGCCCACTCGGATTGCAAGCAGCGCAATATTGCTGACAGCCCTCGATTCCCTGCCTTCTACCTAACTGCTGAACTATTGCCTCGAAGTAAGCTGGAGACTCCAAGTTCGTCAGCTCATCTACAAATACATAGCTTGGTTCAAATCCCTTTATTCGGTCAGACAATATATTTCCAAACGGAGCAGACATGAGGCTGATCCTAGACCAACCACCATATCGGTTCTGCACATCAATATACGGAGCTTTCTGTAAGTCCATTTTCTCATCCGTATGCTCAAGACCAAGACCTTCTTTCCACTCGGGTAATATCTCGGTCTGCAATTTGTGCCAAACACCACCCTGAGTTGCTTGTGACTTAATTCCCACAACAATCAAACAAAGTGCGTTAAAATTCTCATAAGCATGACGAACAAGTTTATGTCCACCCAAGACAAAAGTCTTACCCGACGCCCTTTCCCCATAGGCTAGAATGTATTTAGAAGTACTCTCGAATAGTTCCTGCTGGCTACCCGAAAGACTTGGCGACCAAGGCTCAAGTTCTTCTTCTAACTCCTCTTCCTCGTCAAAAGCTCCTAAAAAGGCTTTTGGATCAATTTTCTTTAGTCTTGGCATCTGGTTGCATTTCCTTAAGAGGTCTGAACCCAGGCTTTCTCTTATCCTGTTTATTATCCTTATCACTCATCTTGATCATCAAATCTAAGCCATGTAAAAGTCTGTCATAGAATTTACCTTGCTGTTCAGTAGCTTGCAGAAACAACTTTGTTTTCAGTATTTCCTCCTCAGGGTCTAGCGAGCCTCCAGATATATCATCTCTTAATTTCTCTCCCACTTCAAAAAGAGCAATATTCTGACGAATAGCAATCTTTTGGGTTACCTCTAGGGCATTGGACATTAAACGCCCTATGCCTCCCTGTAGGTTCTCAAATACCTTTAGTTTCTCGATATTGGCAGGATTTTTAAGCATCCCTTCAATGTCGTTCATGAATACTTCTTTGCCGTTTGCTTTTAAAGCACCAAGGAATTCCTTATGGCTCGGAGCTTCTGGCGGTTCCGATCTAGCCATTAACTCAACCTCGGACGGTGCATGACCTTGCTCGCCTGCTACTTGCCATAAAGCTTTTAACTTTGGATCACGCCTAACCTTTTCACGAAGATTATGCTCAGCAATTCCCAACTCTTCTGCAGCTGTGCCGTAATTACCATCATGCCTTCGCATGAGCGTAGCTAGCTCATCGGTACTATACTTTCGACGTCGCGGCATTTTTAAAGAATGACATTAACATTGGCTTGTATTTCTTAACCCAGTCGGGACTAGACCTTAAATAAGCAAAGCTTCCATTTGATGCTAAAGCATATGCAGAGTTTCTTACCTGCCAATCAAACAAATCAAAATTACACCCCTGGCAAAACCTTTTAGCCTCACCAACTTCAATATCATCCCAGTTGTGGTGTTCGCTAAGTAATTTCACCTTATCAATATCTAACTCAGAATTTATAGCTATCTCTTCATCAGAAAGAACCCTAACAGCACTAGTCTTACCGTTCTTATTTAAAATCCTTTCTCTAGCCAAAAGCCTAACGAATATAGGCGGAAACTCATCAAATACTGCCCAACCTTTACGAATCTTCCTCATTACTTTTCTCCACTAGTCTACATATTTTCCCATGAATAGGCTTTAGTTTCTTATATTCCCCTGATGGGTCTTTCATGTCACCTAAACAACCTATGGAACTTATTTCGCCTGTATCAGCTTTAAACCCCACTAATAAAAATGTTGAGTAATACTCCTTTAGTATTGGCTCAACGTTATTTAAAATCTCTTCATCCTTCACGGCTTTTAATTATGAATCACACTCTTGGATTAATCAAGACCTTTTGGCACTAGTTGGCACTGATACCCTTAAATCCCTTTACTGGTGTGGCATAATAAGAGGACTGAAAATCCTTGTGTCCCCAGTTCGATTCTGGGTTTCGCCACCACCGAAAAACCCTAAACGCCCTTATCTAAAGGGACAGTAGGTGACTATTAGTGTTGACTAGTGTGTGGAGGTTATGGGAAAAATTTGGCACTAGAGTGGCACTAGGAGGACTTTTTGGTAAAATCTGGCACTCGTTTGGCACTAGAAAATTATGAAAATAACGGTCAGATTGGACGAAACAAGACGTAAGGAAGGCAGATTCCCTTGGTTGGTTGAGTCAAATTTCGGGAAAAGAAAAAGAAAATATTTCAAATCCCGAACAGAAGCTTACGATTATAAACGAGAATTTGAAAAACCTTTTCTCGAGGGAACAGACGAAAATTCCGATGCGGATAGAATATTACTTTCTACTGCACTAGCAAAACACTTAGACAAATTGACAGAGCTTGGTGCTAGACCAGTTACCATATCTTCGCGGAAAACTAAGTGTAATCATTTTGTGAGATACCTAGATGATCCTTGTTTATCCGAAGTTACCCGTCAGGTTTTCAAGGATTACATCCTGGTTGCAAACTCAGAAACCACTAGGAAAACTCTAAGATCAGAAGTGGGAGGATTCTTAAACTGGTGTCATGAGAATGACTTGACCAGTAATCATTTCTACAAGGTTAAATGGGATTCTAAATTTGTCGATGAAGAATTAATTGGAATTTTAACTCCCCAGGAAACAGAAGAGCTTCTCAGCAACACGCGCCCTGAGTACAAAGTAGCAACTGCTCTGTCTTTTTTCGCAGGCATTAGACCCTATGAATTAGCTAGGCTCAAGTGGGAGTTATTTTACCCCCAGAAAAACTTGATAATTATTGAAGGAAAATCAGCCAAAACAAGAAAGAACCGCAAGCTTACTGACCTTCCATCAAACCTCTGGGATTGGATAGGTAAATATAAAAAACATTCGATGGGAGAAATCGGCCCAATTAATCGCTACCGTGTTTTTGCCAAGAATCGGAAAAAAGCCATTATAAAATCAGGAATCATTTACCCTCACGACGGGGCTAGGCACAGCTTCGGAACATATGGTTATTTCCATGGCGGTAAAAGTTGGGCGATGCGGTGCATGGGACATAATAATGAAAAGGTATTCAATAAACACTATCTTAATACAGGAATCGGCCCTGAGGAATCTCAAGAATTTTTTAATATTGTCCCGTCTTAGTCCGGCTAATCCCGTAGCCTGATACGTGCAGACTACGGCAGATAACGTAGTTTCAACGTGTAAGCCCAATTTTCTGTTTTTAAAACCCTAGTTTTTATGCGGTTTCCAGCCGATTCTGGAACCATTAAGGGGGGGACTATAGGGGGGGATTAAGGAGGCTAAGAAGCATAGATATAAAGTATAGCTTATATCTTAGGAATAAAAACATATATACAAGGGAGAGGTTTTTAAGGAGAGGGAGATTATTTTACCCCCCTATGGTTTCCCCTCTTGGCTTCTTCTACTATCGCAGGGTTAACCCTCAGCGACCTGCCCACTTCAGATCAAGGTGATTGGCACCTCCTATCGGGTTGGGTTTCAATGGTGGTGGTGGCGGAGGGGCCTTAACCCAATCCTGCATATCCTCATCCCACTCCAGTCTGTGGAACTCTTTGAGGTGAACATATGCTCGTTCTCTTTTGTGGGCATTCCATGCAAGTGAATCTACCCGCATTTGATTATACTTGTCATTACCTGTAAGGAGCAACTGCTCAATACTAGATTCGTGACTGAGTAGCCAATGAGTCATGAACAGTACGCTTGTGACTGCCAGAACTGCTAGTGAGGTTGCTAGCCATGCCAAAACCTGAATTGTCTTAGTCATGCGAATTACTTTCTGCGTTAGATCGTGAGTGTCTGATAATTTCTGTCCATCAATTGAAATACCCGTAATAGTATTCTCAAACTGAACTTCTTGATTATCCTCTTCAAATTCTACTATTAAATTATTATTCATTTTAATTTTTCGCCTTTATCAAAATCTAGTGCGAAGCGTTGCACTGCTATCCACTTTGGGACGGTTAATTCTTTATTTTTTAGCATTTCTAATGCTGATTCTATGGAATTTTGAGCAAAGTTATTGACTGGGATATCTCCTAGCTTACCACACATACTAATTATACTATCGTAAGTTTCAGGCTTCACTCGAATGCCTATTGATTTTTCTATTTTATTCATGTGCTTTTTTTGTTTTTGGGCAAGTATTGTAAATCACAATTCAATATAAAAACCGAAATTAAATATTATAGTCAATACTTTTTGTCATTTTTTTTCACCTAATTTAGCTATTTGATAATTTATTTTGCATTTTGCTATTTTTTTTCTTTTTTCTCGAAAGGATTTCCGCTAAAGATATGAACATGAGTGAAAAAGTGTGTGGAAAACAGGTGAGATTGGCAGATACTCTTAGTCTTAGCGAAGCAGCTAGGATTTTGAAGTTCGATTCATTTCGATCCGTAAACGAGCTGATTAAGGCGAAAAAGCTTCGAGCTTTTAAAACGCCTTTCAGCAGAAATAAACGCGTCCTCAAATCTGAGATTGAGGCATTAACCGTAATGGAGGAAGTCTAATGTGTTTGGAAAAAAAATTCAAAGAACCTTTTCCCTCAAGCGTGATTCATTGGCGACCAGGTTCGACCAATAAGGATAAAACAAAATGCATAGCATTAGCTTATTTAGATGCCAGAGATGTCATGAAACGTCTCGATCAAGTAGTCGGGCCGGAAAACTGGAAAGATTCATACGAGGAATTTCCTTCAGGTAGATTAATTTGCACATTGTTTGTACGCATGAATAATGAATGGATAGGGAAATCTGATGGTGCGGGTGACTCAGCGATTGAAGGAGCGAAGGGTGGAATAAGTGATGCCCTCAAGAGGGCTGGGGTTCGGTGGGGAATCGGAAGATATTTATACTATTTACCAACCAAATGGGTCGAGATGAATAAGTATCGCCAAATTGAGAACCCACCTACCCTGCCATCTTGGGCATTGCCAAAAAATCTTTCTTCTGAAAAGAAGGCAAAATTGGACGGATGGCAGTAAAAAGAGACGAGCGAGCATGGGACGGTGTTACCAAGATGTCAGGTAGCTCTGTTTACGAAAACATGCTCTGCCTTGCGAGGTTCAAGGCATCTCAGAAGTTCAAGGATTACGATACTTCTGATGCTTCCGCAGGAACTCAACTACATTCCTACATGGAAGACCGAGTTCCACTTGAAGAAATCTCCGATAACAACGAGCGTTTCATCATACAGGAATGTCGAAGAATGGAAGACATTGTAACCAAGAAATTTGGGTTAAAGGGTAGTGTTAGTCGTGAGCCTCGGTTGTGGCTTAAGGACAACGAGGTAGGCATCCTCTCTGGGCAGATCGATAGGCTTGAGATTGACGGAGAGGATGCCACCATTCTTGACTACAAAATGCTGTATGGCAGTTACGAGGAGGCTCATCAGAATAAACAGCTTCAAGTCTATGCTATGCTTGTTTTCGAGAATTATCCCGAAGTCCAAAAGATTCAGCTAGCGTTGCTACAACCTGCCCTCGGTAAATTCACCACAGGAATCATGCACCGTGATCTTGGTGAAATTCTAAAGGGACTAATAAGGGAGTTAGCTATTCAAGTCGAAGACGAGGAAGCAGAGGCAATTGCTGGCCCTAAACAATGCAAATACTGCAAAGCGTTGGCCCATTGTCCAACCGCATTCGAATACTTAAAACATGAAACTAAAGAAATTGATATGGAAAATATTTCAAATGAAGAATTGGCTGAAAAGATGGGGCTTGTTGGCTTTATCGAGCGTTTCGGCAAAAGCGTTAAATCTACTGCTAAGAGCCGGCTTGAAGCTGGGGTTGATGTCCCTGGGTATAAGCTTAGGAACACTGGATCAACTACTTCCTTTGATGCTGCAGGTGCGGCAGAAATTTTATTTGGCTCGAATTTGCCTGTTAAAGAATTTTTACAAGCAGTCAAAATTAGCGAACCCGACTTGGTTACCATCTGGGCAGAATTTACGAAACAGGGAAAGGCTCAAGCTCGCAAAGATTTACGTCAACGCCTTGAGCAAGTAATGTTTCAGAAAGCAAAAGCTAAATCAGTTTCAGCAGAATGAATGCATTTTTCATTAGTTGTAACCCACCAAGATCAACTGCTCAATCAACCAAGAGAATAGGAGTCAGAAAAGATGGAAAGCCATTTTCATTCACTACAGCGAAAGGAAAACAGCAAGAAGCCGACTTTATGTCACTCCTCATGCCGCATGTACCTGAGAAGCCTTGCGAAGGCCCTCTTAAGCTTACGATTATTTATAAGCTTCCTTTTCTCTCTAATGAGAAGAAAGCGGTAAAAGAACGTGGCTGGGAATATCACATCAAGAAACCTGATTCCGATAATTTGCTTAAATTATTTCAAGATACAATGGGTAAGCTCCTATTTTGGAACGATGATGCCCAAGTCGTGGAATTAGCGATGAAGAAGATTCGACATCAGCAACCTGGTATTTACGTACACCTCATAGAAATCGATGAAACGGATAGAGGTTAGACTTTCGGATACGGTCGAAGCTCGCTTGGAAAACATGAAACAAATGTTCGGCATGGAAAAGCAACAGATATTATTAGCCGCTTTTGCCCAGTACATGCCGAACATCCAAGCGCCTGAGCCGAAGAAGGAGTCCAAGCGTAGACCTTCTATAAAGAAAAGCTTAGGTGAAGGTAATAAGCCAAAGAACATCAAAGAGGTCATGGATTATTTTAGACAAAGAAGTGTTGCTGAGCCTCTCCAGCCCAAGGCTGAGTTGTTCTATGATCACTACCAGTCCAAAGGTTGGGTTGTCGGGAAATCACCCGTCAAACATTGGGGTTCATGTCTTACGATTTGGCTTAGAAATCAGCCAGATTGGCGACCTGTACCAGCGACTGAGAAAAAAACTATTTCACTGAGTGATTTTCTAGATTGGGCAGAGGATAAGCGTCCACCGATCTTTGAGAAATATCGCACAGCGAAATCAATTCAAGATATCGACCAATTGTACATCGATGAATATGCTGACAACAATAAGTGATCCTGATGTTGAGCGGGGGTTTCTCGCTTGCACAGCCAAGTCGATGGAGTGTTTGGATGAAGCTATCTGCATGGGAATCAATGTAGATTGGTTCTCAGAGCCATTTCATCAGAAGGTTTGGACTCTTATGATCGAGCATAAGGATTCAGAATGTGTCGATATTGATGTAATTCTTTTCTTTAAAGAAGCCGAGGATCGTGACCGTGTAACATCAATTTACGAGGCTTGTGAAACTGCAACAGGTTTTGGTTCTTTTGTTGAAGCTTTAAAGGAGCAGTACATCAAAAATGGACTGAAAAAGATTTCTCTTCAAATTTCCAATGACCTAGCTAGTAATCAGCAGTCCAAGATTTTGATTGAGGAAATTGATCGTGAGCTAACCAAGCTGACTATTGATAACAAGGAAGATGTTCGTTCTGCTCCTGAAATTATTGATTCAATGTGGGAACAGCTTCAAAAGCGAATGGAGCAAGATGGTATGAGTGGTATTTCTACAGGAATAAATAAGCTCGACCAAATGACTCATGGTTGGCAACCCAACAATCTTATAGTGGTGGCAGCGCGAACCTCAGTAGGAAAGACTGCTTTTGGCTGCGAGATGGCTCTAAATGCCGTCAAGGAAGGCAAGAGAGTTTTATTCTTCTCATTAGAGATGAAGGCTGAGGCAGTCATGCGCAGGCTTATTTCGAATAAATCAGAAGTTCCTGTCGGATACATAGTTGATAATACTGCTCGCCCCGAGGATATCGCAAAATATCAGTCGGCAATGGACTGGATGAAAGACCGAAGCTTTTGGGTAGATGACCGTGGAAACATCAATACAGCTCAAGTGAAAGCAAAGGCTAGGAAGTTCGCACGAAAAGGACTCGATATGATCGTTGTGGATTACGCGCAGAAAATGCGACCAATCAATGCGAGAATCCCTCGAGAACAGCAAGTCGCTGAGATTGCAGGATCCATGAAAGACATTGCAATGGAGCTAGACATTCCAGTCATCCTTTTATCACAGCTAAATCGTTCGGCAGACGAATTGAATCGTAAGCCAAGATTATCTGACATGCGGGAATCAGGATCACTAGAACAAGATGCTGATGTCTGTCTCATGCTTTGGAGGAAAAACGATGACCCTGATGAAACAATTATATCTTTAGAAAAGCAACGCGACGGTGCATGTGGTGACATCGAAGTGTGCTTCAAACCAAAAATCCAGAAATTCACACCACGACCTGTATTACATTAATATGAGCGCATTAGCAAAAGCAACATTCATGGGTCGCCTCACAAGCGATCCGACAGAAAAAACGATTGGCGAGTCTTCCCTTGTCACTTTCAGCCTAGCTGTAAACCTTCCAGGAAAGGGTGGAGAAAAATCTGCCCACTTTTTTGATTTTGAGGCATGGCGAGGAGCTGGCGAGTACATTGCGAAGTTCGCAAAAAAAGGTGATTCCGTTTACCTAGAAGCTGATCTTAGGATCGATACCTTTGAGGATAAAGACGGCAAGCCCCGTAAGAAAACTAAGTTTGTGGTTAAGCCCATGACCTTCATGTTTCAATCCGGCGCGCAAACACCTAAAGGGAGCGATTCCGAAGGAATCGCAAGCGGTTCGCAATTCAAAGCCCGTAAGCCTCAGACTGCTGACAAGGTAGAGGATCCTGACTTGGGTGAAGATGTATCCTGGTAATGGCAACATTACTAACAAAAAATATTTGTCGGGAAACTGGTGTGGAGGATGGAAACGGCAGAAAACTGATAATCACAATCAATGCAGAAACTAACGAGTTGGAGTTTAAGCCCAAAGGCAGAACAGCAAAGGCAATGGTTAGCCTTCCTATTTCGAAAGTTTATCAACTAGTAAAAAACGCAAATTAATATGGCAGAGGAAAAAAAAGAAAAGGCTCCTATTCAGCAAACTGAAGAGGAAGCAAAACAAAAATGGGAAGCAATGTCTGTTGATGAAAAGATCAACACCATTGCAAATAACGCGATGTCTCGACAAGAGTCATACCAACGGATGGAAGGAATCCTTGAGAAAATCCAGACCATAGCTGTACGCCTCGAGAATCTTGAGCTTAAACAAAAGCTTGGGGTTCAAGACGGTGGAAAAGAATAATTCTAGACCCGAACAGCCGAGTGGGGGGGAAGTTAAAGTACCTCTCACTCAAGCTGATCGAGGGTATTGGTCAAATCTTAAAAAAGAAGTGGATGAGGCATGTGAATACTTTTGGTCGCAAGATCAAATATGTGGATTCACAGACGATGGGAAAAGAATTAGTACAGGAATACCTAGACGGATGACCCAATTCAAAGGAAATCATGAATTCTCGCTTTGAGATTCAACATTTAGAAGCGAAAAGATTCTTACTCACTAGTTTAGCCAACCCACAAAATGTTCACTTAGTAGATTTAGACGAGTATGACGGCTATGGGGAATGCTCATGTGAATATTTTACATACAAGATTGGCCCGCAATTAAAGAAAGGAAAAAAACCATTAAAGCAATGCAGACATTTACGCTCAGTAAAGACATTAATTCGACAGAATTCACCTTCCCAAGATTAATTGGGCTTACCGGCCCTAAGGGTATAGGGAAGACTACTTTTGCTAATCGCATAGGTGGGGAAATTTTGAGTTTATCAACGCCGATCAAGCAGATGCTTGAACTTATAGTTCCGAAGATTTACATCTACGAGGAGAAGGAAAAGCAGATACCAGGATTCCCTGAAGGAATAACTGCAAGAGTTCTCATGCAGCGACTAGGTACGGAATTTGGGCGAGCATGTTACCCAGAAATTTGGGTTAATCACACAAAGATAGAAGCTAATCGAAGGATAAAAGCTTTTGAGTCCGTAGGGTTACAAGGTGCGCGAGTAATCGTTGATGACATTCGATTCAAGAATGAAGCAGAGATGGTTCACGAACTAGGTGGAGAAGTGTGGAAATTAAAACGAGAAGGTTATTTACCGAAAGAAGATAGTCATTCATCTGAGAATGGCTTGACGGAGGAACATATAGATAAGGAGATTATTATAAATGAGTAATGTAAGGTCTGACTGGGGATTTATACTTCTGTGTCTCGGTTTGGTTATGCTAACAAGCTACTTTTTTCACGCTAATAAAAAGGAGAGTTCAGTAAAATCAGAAGGAAAAACTTATCGATGTCTATCAGCACCGAAAGCAGGGCATGGGCCTTGCCCTATAAGTGGATGCCTAGCCATTCCAGCTAACCCGAAGGAAAAGTAATGAAAGAATTAGTAGAGAAAGTAGAGCAATGGCATGAGGATCGGAATTTGATTTTAGGATCAACCGATAAAGATCAGGTCTTAAAATTAATGCAAGAGCTTGGGGAGTTGAGTGACTCTATCTGCAAGAGGAACTGCCCAGCTGATGATATAGGAGACATGTTGGTCATAATGATTAATATCTGTAAGCGAAACTTCATTACCTTAGAGGAATGTTTAAATACTGCTTATGATGACATTAAAGACAGAAGAGGTGTGATGGTCGATGGAGTGTTTGTTAAGGAGGCAGACATGGATGAGCAAGTACAAGTCTAGAGATTTTTGTGAGGGGGAGAAGCTTCCTAGAACTAGTCAGTTGAGTATAGCGATGACAGTAGATCAAAAGAAGGAGCTGATGCAAAATGCTCACAGGAAAAGGAAGAGTGTCTCGAGATATGTTCGAGACATATTGAAAAAGAATGGTTCTATCTCAGGGCCAAATGATTGTTAACGATAAAGTAATAAACACCCTACTGCATACATTATCAGTTAGGGAAAGAGATGCATTAGTATTTCGATTCTGGGATGGCTATACTCTCAAAAAAATCGGTGAGGAGTTCAGTGTTACTAGATCAAGAGCAGACCAAATTTGTAAAAAGGCAATTAGGAAACTAAGAAACCCTGCTCGGATTAGATACTTACAATTTCATGGATACATTAAGCCAGTTGGACGGTTTCCATGGGAGTGTGACATGACTGAAGAGAAGATCATTGAAAGACTCAAGGTACTAGAAGAATTATCCATAAAAAAATACCCTAAAAGGAAATCTAGGATTACTAAAACCAAGAGTATAAAAGATGAACCAAAAGCAGTTGATCGTATGCTTGTTCATTTAACAGGAGATGTCTGTCATTTACCAGAACCGAGGCCATGGATGAATTTTAAGTGAATCAGGGTCAGATCAAAATTGATCTAAACCAAGCTGAATGCGAAATAGTTCGCTTCATAGCTGAGGGGCGAAGATCGGAAAATCGTAAGTATGGGGTTAAAGACTTACTAGTTGCAAAGGAAGACCCTTTGCAAAGGGACATAGAAGGGTGTGGAGCAGAGTATGCATTTGCTAAGGTATATAATCTATACCCACCTACCGATCTTCGCCCCAGGGCAGGTTCGCCAGACTTTGTCATTAAAGGTAAAACGATTGATATCAAGCAATCTGATTACAATAATGCTCGGCTAATTGTGCCTCCTTACAAGATGGAGGATGCAAAAGTTTGCGACTCATATGTGTTGGTAACTGGTAAATTACCTAATTATATACTAAGGGGTTTTGCAAAAAGGCATCAAATTTGTAACCAAAAAAACTTGATAACACTTAGGTCTTTGGTTTATGCTTTGAGTATCAAAGAGTTAAACCCAATGCCTAATTATGAACATAGCAACATATGCAGTTGATTTGCCTAGCGAAACAATACAGGAAAGGCTAACTTCTTTGCGTAACTTCTTAAATGTTACTATCGACATCGAAAGTGATGCTCGTAGAAAAGCAGATGAGATTCGCAAAGATATAGAGCAGTTAGAAGCTCCGAAGTTAGAAGAAGTAAATGACGATGAACTCTGAAATCATAATCGTCACTATACTTACTATCCTTTTTTATATTACCGCTAGGCTATAAGAGAAAGCCCTTTTCTCTCGCCCAGGCTGGGTTCTTATGAATCTGGTCATGGCATCCTCGGCAACTTGCCAACCAAGTGTCCACATCCAAATAGTATTTACCTCTTCCTTTTATGTGATGGACGTCCGTGCTTTTTTCTTTTCCACACACTTCGCATATGGACAATGTGGCTAGGAAGTTCTGGCGCAGTTCTGAGTATTTCTTCATATCTGTCGCCATCTTCTTCGACACCCTTCTTAAGGGAGTCCTTCTTTTTAGAGGCCCGCTTCTTTTCATTTTTCAATAATATGGAAATCGTAAACTCTTATAATCTGTGGCATCACAGCCATCGCATGCTCGAGGCTGATTTCGTAAAAATACCAAAAAGTTTTCCAATCAAAGCTTTCTCCGTTCACCTCCGCGATGATGAACGTTTCTTTCGATTCCCAGATGAATGTATGGACTCTGTCTTTAACCATTGATTCCATTGGTCTAAATATATACCAGCATCCCCATGATTGTCTGCTTTTGTGGGAATATCTGGTAATTTACCAGTCTTACTCAATTTAGCCCCAATCTTTTGATAACCCATTATCTCTGAGAAGTACTTTAAAACCACCCCGTCCCCCTCTGAAATCGCTCTTATCTCCCTGATATAGCCAGGATCCTTCACGCCCCTCATTATACAATAATACCCCCCCAACGGGGTAGAGCATTCCGCACAGCCTCTTCAAGGGTATCAAAGACACCTTCTGCGTTTCTCCACTTACCTTCGTAAATAGTTATTTTCTCATCACCTACGAATACGCTTAATCCTTGTGAGCGTATCGGAAGCTGCCCATCCAATTGGTCTGCCATAATATTCCCTTCCCCAACATTTGTCATAAATTATATTACTGAATGGGACATAACATCCACATCCACGGTTCGATCCGTTACTTGGCCGGCATCTCTTCAGTTCTGCATCATATATCGGGCATTTTAGGCAGATTTTGTACCTTCTCTTCCATTCTTGGACATCTTTTACACTTCTGCTTGTTATATAAGGCAAAACCTTAAATACTCCTAATAATATGCGATAAGTAGCCAGTAGGCTTGGGTTTTCTATGCGAAATACCCGAATGAACTCTTTTATTCTCCTCAAGCGAAAGCTTCTTCCTCTTCGTAGGAAAATATAGGCTGTTGTTCGTCTTTAAATAAGTCAGAAGTCTTAAACCCAGTAGAATTAGTATCCATCACTTCCTGTAAATCCACTGCATCCCCTGCCCCTACCATTTCATCTAAAACATCTGCTGACTCAACCGTAGGCGCTTTTCTTACACTCGTGCTGTTACCCTGATTTGCGCCAATGCTTTCTGCAACTTGGCTTCTATCTGCATCAGTAGTCTCCAAAGTATCTGCATTCGCATTAGCCCTCGCTCCAGTGGATTTGAGATTCAAATCAGACATCCTTTGAGCTAATGCACCCTCACCATATTGATCTGCAAAATCATTTCTGTCACCCATGTCAGATAAATCATACTTAGTGCTATCCTCAGTTGTTGTAGTTCCTCCTGGCACCATACCCGTACCTTGATTCTGCACACCATTACCTATACCTCTTTTGTTCCCAACAATAGGTACATTCTTACGAGCTTTTTTATTACTCTTATTTTTCTTTTTTCCACCACCTTTACCACCAGCTCCAGCACTAATGTTTACATCCATACCGAAAACATCACTCGCAACAGAAGCAGGTATACTAAGTGCATTACCAAGAATAGAAAGTGGTGCACCAACAAGACCTTTTAAGCCTTGTCCAGCCATCCCCAGATTTCCATATGCAAGACCTTGACCCATAAGTGCCATAGAATCTGGCACACCCATAACTGTACCTAAGAGAGAATTTCGGTCACTAGAACCAAATAAGTAATCTCCTGAGCCATCAATTACATTACCCATATTCAGAATGCCTCTTCCAAGGAAATTATCACCAACAGCCTGACCCACACTTGCCAACCCTCCACCAACTGTATCTGAGACGAAGTTAAGTGGCTTCAGAATAGCTCCACCAATATTACGCAACCCGTCAGTAAAGGAATCGACTTTGTCATAGAATGTCGGAGTACCAGCATAACGAACACCATTTAGCATTTCATTTGGCTGACCATATTCATTCTTACCAAATGCATCTATTGCTCGCTCACTACGCATTAAAGCTCTTTGTTGAGCACCAGGAGTCATTGCTACACCAGCTTGATTAATGGCAGTTCCTATATTGGGGGCTTGTGCAGCTAACATTCCTGGAGTAGTAGTGTCAGATTGATAACCCCTCTTCGCCCCCATGTTATTAATGCCATCAGCTATCATGCTACCCATGAATGGCGTCTTGCCCTCAGGACCAGCAACCATTGCCCCCTGGGGAATAAACATAGGAGACATAGGATCAACGTACTTCTCTCCCTCAATCGTATTATAAGAGTATGACCCGATAGGTAAGTCCGTCCCACTAGGTTCTGCTATCGAAATCTGATCAATTCCTGCATCTACCGCACCAATCAACTCATTACGAGTACTCAATAAATTACTATATGTAAGTGGGTCTATGCTTTCCCCACTTTCTAATAAATGCTGCTCAATACCTACAATCGCTGTATTTGTGTCAAAGTCATTTATCGACCCATCATCATTAAAGGTAAGCAATCCAATATCTTCCAATAAACCTACCTCAACTTGATCTAGTCGCTGTATGTCAGCTATCATTCCAGCCTCTTCTAAGGTCAAACTAGTGTCACTAAAAGGATCGTAGGTACTACTAAAGTCATCTATCTGACTGGTTAACTCTAAAGTATTTCCAAAATCTAAATCTAAACCACTAAGACCCGTGTTGTGTTCAAATTGTGGTGAGTAAAGGTCGCCAACGCTTATCTGATCCAAATAACCTGGGGTCATATTTGAATATGTATAGTCCAAGTTGTCCAAATTCCCTGCATTAGCAAAAGAATCCGTAAAGTAAGAAGAGGCATCAAAGTTACTTGCCGCTTGTTCTGCAAAGTTTATCGGCTCATAACTATCAAAGACAGAACTTGTATCAAAGTTCGTGTAATTCCCTAAGTAATCTCCCCCTCCTCCTCCTCTTGGCAATACGTACATGTTACCTATATTACTTGGTTTCACTTCATTGGTCAAATCCTGAACGCTCCAAATGATTCCCAGTTTAGGAAAGTTCAGAAACGGTGCATATATATATACACGCGCGCGATCCTGATTCCCCCCAGGCACCCCCTTGTAACCTAATGCGTATTAGGTAACACATATGCTGTAAGTTGTTGATAGCCAATAAGTTTATTCATGGCGTTTCTATAGGTGCCACCAAGTTGGTGCAATCAATATAAACAAAATAAAATAAAATCAAATATCATGAAACAATTAATTATCTCAAATAACTCACAAAAGACCTTTGCCTTAAAAACTATGGCAAGCGGGTTTTCTCAAGTACAACTATTATCCCGTAAAGCCTATGGGGAAAAGTTTGAAATAAAAGGCAAAGCCTTAAAGCGAGCGCACTCAAAATATCTTTTAGAAAGTGGTAAGAGTGCAAGCGCAGAAGTTGCCAAGCAAATAGTCGACGGTGATCTACTTACCAAAAAGATCACGCAAACGGCAAACGGCGCACGTGTCGAGTTTATCACAAAGGATTCTGTTACGAGTGCAAAATCATTTGATGATGGCGCTCAAAAAGAAATAGAAATGACAGACGCAATGAAGCATAAGGATAGCATAATGAGCAAGCAATACGACAAGCTTGTCGAGCTAGGCATGACTCCCGAA